AAAGATTTTTTAACAAAAAAGAGCAAATCTGAACTGAGAAAATACGTTGAGGATCAAATACTCGCAGATGGTTTTTTAGTTGCAGATGAGGAATAAATCTACAAGCTAGACAAATACTTCACACAATCTTCAAGCGAATCAACAATAGGATCAAGCGATGACAACGGAGAATCTACAAGCGCAGGCGTTTGCTTGCCTTCAAACAACAGGTGTTTACCCTTCCACCCCACAAGCACGAAAGAGTTTTTGGGATGTAGGATATGAAATGAAATTTGATGAGGGGACAGGCGAGCTTTGTTGCCACTTGCAACTTTAAGTTCTACTGTGAAAAAGGTGCTATTAATATTATAGCCCAATAAATCAGGAGTCCCAAATAGGCTTTGGTTTTCAATTCTAGTCCAGATGATATCCTTAGATACCCTTTTAAGTTTTTCATATAATTTTTGCTCTGGTCCCATATGTTTTTGGGGGTAACACCATCATTCATTAATAGTCCTTCTGAAGTTTATCTGGCAAGATAAGACTTGAAGGTTTTTGTGTTTTTAAAACTAATCTGTGCGCAGTTTGACCTGGCTGACCGACGATTGGAACATTGTGCTCATGCACTTCCATTCGTCTAATCTGATACAACTTTCCATCTCTTTCTACGTAGATTTGTGCATTCTTAATTGCGTCAGAACCTTTTGTAAATTGACTTAGAAATAATTGCAAGTCTTGTACTCTCATAAATCTTTTTGTCTTAACTTGTTGGATAACTTCTCTATCACTTTTTTGTAACCTTGCAACAAGTTTTCCTTGCTTTGACTTTCGTACCAAAAAGTTTTCCAATGATAAATTTGTTTTTGTGCATCACGTAATATGGACTGATACATCTTAATGGTTAGTTGGAGTTGTTCGATTTGTTTTGTTAAGTCTAGGTCGCTTCTGTCATCTTTCATACCTTGACTTTATAACTATGTTACCTTAAATTGTCAATATGGCAATAAAGAGATCATTGACGTCTATGCAAAAAAGATTTGCACAACTCTTTGTATACGGGGATCCTGAAACAGGGAAACCTTTGAGTAAATCAGAGGCTGCAAAAATGGCAGGGTATAGCTCTAATAGAAACAATAGAAGTGGTTATGAATTAACAAACCCTAAAATACACCCGTCGGTCGTTAAATATATAGAACATTTAGAGGGAGAAATGCTTGAAAAGCATAAGGTGACTAAGCTAAACCACTTAGCACAATTAGATAGAATTAAAGAATTAGCTATTAAAAAAGGTAACATGTCTGCCGCTCACAATGCTGAAAAATCTAGGGGTCAGGTTGAAGGACTGTACATAAATAGGTCTTTAATTAAAACTGGAAAACTTGAAGACATGACCAAAGAAGAGTTAGATAGAGAAATTAAACAAACAGAGGAAGACTACGCTTTAATTGCAGCACCAGATAAAACTAAATCTTCTGAATCTTTTTCACCCACTGACGAGGAATCATCGTCCGATCCCCAAAAGTAAAACTACCGTCATCTTCTCTGTCGTAAGAAGCAAATAACTTAATTGATTTTTTATCTTTAGAATACAACCAACCTTCGTTAACAGGTCTTGCTAACTTCATCCTGTCAAACTCCTTGTCAGTAGCCCAGCCCGAATCGCTCACGCAGTCGATCCACTCCACTCGGACTTTTGGATAAGGTATGTCGGGAGTTATTGAGGCAACAGCTTTTCTTCTTTTCCTAGGCATACCCCCTTATATCAGTTTTATATAAGGGATCTAGAAAGTTTTAAGTTAATGAGACAAAAACAAAACGTTTCGCGGAAGGCCTTTCTGTATAGTGACAAAATAATTTGTCTACCTAAACATGATTTGTCACCTAATTTGTCTACCCTAAAGTCAATAAAATCAATACTTCTAGACCAAAACGACAAAAAGACACTTTTCACTTGCTACTTTTTTTGAAAAAAATTTTTAAACTTTTTAGATCCCTTATATACAGGCTAACCCTGCCTATCTGCCACATTCTTGCCATAATGTCGCCTCAATGCTGCCAATCTATCCTCAGCGCTTGAAATCTTTTGTAACATTTTGTCAACTTCACCCAAGATATCTGTATGTTCTGGTATGATTAGGTTATGTTCGTTGAGTGCATCTATTCTGTACAGTGCATCCTCTATCTCTGCATCGTATTTTTTCATCAGAGCTGTAAACATTTTATCGTTCATTTTTCATCTCCTTTTCTAATTGTGGCAAATTTATGTCGACTGCCTCTTTTTCGTCAAACTTTAACTCATGATACATATCTAATCGTTTGAGAAACTTGTGCTTCCATGATCGTAAATCAGCCCCAGAAACCTTGAACTCTTGGTAATATAGGTCAGGGGTGCATATCATAATTATACCCTGTTCTATGTTTGATTTGTGCACATAGTCATGGGCCATGGCATATGCTGCTATTTGCAGTTTGTAATCGTCAATCCACTCTTCTCTCTTTGCTCGGTTCGCTTGCTTAAAGTCTACAATAGTTTCCATATTGTTGTGATTGCAAACCAAGTCAGTAGACCCAGCGTAAAGCCCAGGGTAATACAACGTGACTTCCGAGCCGTATATTTCTTCAACTGGTGTAAGACCCACGTCAATAATTTTTTGGGCCATGGTTTTCGCCTCTTGTCCGATCCCTGTAAGATCATCGTAGCCAGTTCCTTGTACATAGTGCTCGATGAATTTGTGCATGCTAGTCCCTCGCTTACTAGATAAATTCTTGATTCTATCTGCTTCTTTTTCTCCAACTTTGGCCTTCCAATCTTTTAAAAATTGTTGATCTTTGGTCGCCCCTAATATCGTAGTTACGGAAGGAAGTCTAGCACCATTTACATCATAGGTCCGTGTTCCGTGGTCATCGTGCCTTGTTGCATCAACATAGGAGTATTTACTACTCCACCTTATCGGTTTACCAATGCTATGGTATTCATTTAAATCCTTATCACTCATCATGATTATTTATTACGTAATAAGCTATCGTAAGACCTATCAACAAACAGATCATATTATAAGCAAACATACCTACACCAAATCCCACAGTCACTTATTATCCTTCTTCCATTTTTTATAACCTTTTAACCAACTATCTTTTTTAGTCTTTAGTATCCGACCATAATGAGGCCAACCAAAGTCATCGTGAGACTCGTCCTCGTACCGCCAACGTATGACATCGGTGTTAGGATTATATTCAAATATTTTAGCTTTCATATAATTTTTTCATGTCCCCTAGTGTAACTTTATTATTTATTATCTTTAATCTTAAAAACTCCTTATACAATTTCATCATAGTTTCTTCTCCAATTCTTTTAAATACTCTTCATCCTCACTATTTTCTTTTTTTAAATTACCCTTTTTAATTTGGTTCAAGGGCGCTGAGTCGTGTACATTGCCGCTCACAGATACTCTAACGCAATCAGTATTAAAAGGACTTACCCAGTGTTTCAACCACGCAGGAAAGATAAACATATCTCCTTCTTCAGGAAAGTATGACATATAAGTTATACAATCCCTAATTCCTTCACCATACATAAACTGTATACCTCCAGGTCCACATGATCTTCCCTTATATTCTTTATTCTCTTTCTTCAGTGGGTCAGGTATTGATAGATAGATTACAAATGATAGTTTACCATCATGATCGTGCGGTGGGTTAAACTCATGTTGACGCTGATAATTACACCACAAAGCAGTCAAAGCATACTCAGGTTTACCAAACTCATATTCTCTATTCTGGTATCTTTGATACGCTACATCATATATTCCAAGATAGGGAGATAAGTGTGGTATGATTTTATTTCTTGATTCTTCACTGTAACCTGTCTCAGATCTAATTTGTCCTGCTAGTTTAGATGCATAGTCTTCTTCATTCTTTTTAGCTTCTTCTAACAATATTTTTTTAAAGTCATCTAATATTTTTACCTTTACTACACACGGTCCCCAGTTATACGTAGATACTTCTACTTTTATCTTATCGTCTTTTTTATCTGTCATCTTGATCTCTCCTTATAATATTCGTGAAAACCTTTGTCTTGGAAGTATTCATTAATAACTTCTACAGGTACTTGACCAGTTACAATACAGTCATATATATCTTCGTAATCTTCTTTTTTTACTTTCATTCTAAATTCATCAACTTTTTATAAGATTTAAGATCTACTACCTTATCATCAAATATTTTACCATTATAGTGATCTATTATTTGTTGTATTTTATCTAACTTAACATGAGCATAGGGCCATATCAAACAAGCAACTTTATATGCTTGTCTAAATCTTAGCGTATATGTCCATCTATCTTTCCAGTGTGCTTTGACACTTGGTGATCTATTTCTTTTTCTAACTGTGCCTACTTTCAATGTTTCTTGAACCCATCTTAATATAGATTGGTTTGTCATTTCAATACGCATTGTTATTTGCATTGCATTTGTTATGTACTTTCCTCTTCTTTCTTTCCGTCTTTTAAAATCTACACTACCCTCGCCATCAAACAATCCCGCTATGTAAGCTGCATCAGTCTCTTTCATTTGTTACCGTCCATTTAAATAATGAAGTTGCAGGATCAAAGCTATCAAACTCTATCTTAGTGCAACTTGTTAGAAAAAGGATTGTCATCAATAAGATCAGTCCTCTCTTCATATACTTCTCCTTCCGAGTCACATACCCAACATTGGTGTACCTGACTGTTATCTCTAAAATCTATTGACGTATTACCTACAGCAACTCTTACATAACCATTGCCGTGACAATTGTCACAAATTTTTTTCTTCAAATTATTTGGTTTTAATTTTCCCATTATACTTTTTTGCTTTCTCATTTGCTATTGCTTCAATAGTTTTTGATACGGACAACTTTGCATCGGGCAATAATACCTTTGATAACGCTTCTAAAACCCTGTATGTTTCTTTAGTTAAAGAAACATTTTTATATTTACTCATATCTGTCATGATTGGTTCCTTTCATATTGTGGGTTAATATAGGATAAATTGTAGGATTGTCAATGAAAATTTTATTAACTCTGATCATATGTAGTTACACTCACGGTGCGTGTTTAGACCCATACCCGTGGCCTACATCTTTTAACTCTACTTATGATTGTATGATGGCGGGCTATGAAGAAGCTAAAATAAAAATGGAAGAAATCGGTCCCACAGAAGTTAATAAACATCAGATATATATTAAGTTTACTTGCACACCAACCGACGCTGTTTGACAATAAGGTAAAATTGTGTTACGGATTAATTTTCCCATCTTTAACCTACTCTTGTTTTTCCCTCTTTAGAGTAGGTGTTTCTTGGTTCCAGCTCCAAAGTAAAAGTACAGCAGGTAAGAGTAGTAGACTACTCACACATATGGCCTTGAACAGTTCCACGTCCATCCTTTAAATACCATCCATTTTTAAGTGCATCTTTAAATTCTTTATATTCCGCAATAGCTTCTCTATGATCATCGCCATACATCAAACATTCGTGTACTGGCATCTCTCTTGTTAGTTCGTATCTTTCTTGAACGAGAGTTCCGTCGAATAATAAAACTAATATTATCAGCGTCTTTGCCATAAACCCCTTTACTCTTTTGCATCGTAAGATTTTGTACCCCACTTTAAAATATTTTTTAAACCAGGTGCATTTATTTGTATATCAACACCATACGGTCTCCACGCTTTTTTTACAAGATTTAATTCTAATAATAGATTAGACCATTGTTTCTGTGATATGCCTTTTGGTTTAAGTGTTATTATTTTTTCTTTCATCTTCTATCTTATCATTTAACTTTTCTAATTTTTCTCTCAACTTAATTTCTTTTTCTTGAAGAAAAAGTTTTGTATCTGATATAGTTAATAGTTGAGCTAGAACATTTGATTTTTCTAACATTTTATCCATTTGTTTCTCCTGTATGTTGTGGGCAGTTATTAATGGTGATGCCCAGCACCAATATAATATAGGATATTATTTGACGTTTGTCAACGACCTTGTCCTCGGTATTTTTTATAGCTACGTTTTTCAGATTTGTTCATACGTTTTTTATGTCTACCAATCTTAGGTTTTGATCTTTCTATATATGTATTTACGCCAAATCTACTTTTCTTTGCCATTGTTAAAGTATCCGTCAACTACAGATTGTAGTGTTGTTTTTTCTAATCTTGGTATGTAACTTATGCATCCATTTACATGTTGTTCAAGATCTGCACCGCATGTAATGCATCTAAAGTATTCTCTAGTTAGGCTTACCAACATTGTATACTCTTCGCATGTTGGGCATACACCATTAACTATTTCAGTGTGAATTTTTATTGATTTTTTTTCTGTCATATATCTTTTTATTCTTTATCACTTTTCTCTTAAAATGTCTAAGCTGCTTTGCTACTGGGTTTCTTTTTTTATTGAGTTTGTTCATTTAAGATGAAGTTTCTTAATACTTTTTTCACCCATGTAGATTTCTGTTTCTGCTTCACTACGTATACATTTGTAAGATATGTTTGGATTAAAGTCCCTCTCTGCTACACGTCGGGCGCGAAGGCACGCAGCCATGTTTTCCTGGATACGGTGTTCCTTGATCTCTCCGTCCCAAAACATCAGCAGGGCCACTACAGTCTCTATCATTTTTTATCCTCATAGTTATCTAGTGTAATAATATCAGGGTTTTCTTTCATGTATTTCTCTTTTAATTCTGTCCAATAGCTTATCTTTGGATCAAAATCTCTACCATCAAAAGAAGCAGAAGATATAACCCCTAACTTCATACACATATTAATTAATTCAGCAAACTCAACAGGAACAGGTTTTATTCTAGGCACTCTTTTACATTCTTTAACGAGTTCTAATTGTGTTTTTAATTTTTGTTTTAATCTTTGTTCTTTTGCAAACTCTTCATCACATACAGGTCCAATAGATTTTCGCCATCTCAAACCAATAACTTGATTCTGTGATTCTGCACTAGATCCTGTCTTATATTCGTTTTGTCTTACTTCTGTATATGCTTCCCAACTACCTTGATCACATGAGTTTGTGCCATCATTTAAATATTCATTACGAGCTTCAGCTGTTGTACACAACAAAAAACTAACGATTAAGATCTTTAATATCGTACGCATGTTCTCTTACCTGGTCTGCTAATTGTCTATATAAATTTTCTGCCATATCCCACGTTGCTTCAGCTGCAGATAATCTTGTAGCAACTTCTGTTAACTTATCTTCAGCTACTGTTACGTCTCTTTGTAAATTAACAATGGTTCTTTTATTGGCCTCTATGGTATCGGTTAAACTTAATACATATCTAACTGATGTAAATGTTCCAGCTAGTATTGCAGCTACAACAGGAACAATTACTATGTTCTTTTTTATCCATTCAAATCTTGATAATTTATTTTTAGTTTTGGCTGCCATTTGTATATTTCATTTCTCTGTTAGCGTCTTTTAATTTTTCAATATCTTCTAAAACTTTATCCATTTGTTTTGCTAAAAATTCTATATTAACTTTGTTTAATGCCATAGATTCTATATGTGCATTTAACTTATCCGTAGTCTTATAAAGATCCTCCAGCATCATGTATTGCTCAGAATCGGCGGGCAACGATCCAAGTTGGCCCCGTGGCCATTTAATTCTAAATTCTGTATTCTCCTCTAAATCTTTTTCCATTAATTGTAATCTAGTGTCAGCTATGTTTAACCTCTCAACAATCTGAAAATAGCCCATGGTGCCGAGGGCGACGATTATAATCAGAGAGGCAACCGTCTTCATTGGCATTTGAACGGCTGCTTCTTCTGATATATTTAATGTGTTTTTACTCATTTTTTGTTTTTATCTTGCCAACTAAAAAGCCAACTTACATACCAATCTATCCAGCTTTTTATCTTAGCTTTAATTTTTTTAATCATTTTTCTTCTCCTCTATTTCGTAAAAGAATTTATCAGTGTCTTCTGTTTTCCATTGACCTGTATCTTCTACATTCCATTCATTTGTTTGTACCTTCCAATCAGGAATATTATCCTTCACTGTAAAAGAAGGTAGGTCCCATATGCATCTATTGTTTGGTTGTGCTGCAAAATTGCCATCGTCTAATGCAATTATGTGAGCGCACTTGTGTTCGTGCGGTATCTCGGAATGTTCCGTGTCAAGTATATTAGACTC